GTAGCAAGACAGGAGATTGAAATGCTGGGGCCCATGATTGAGAGAACGATGTCCGTCCTCAGTCGAGGGGGCCTTCTTCCACCTCCTCCCCCAGCACTTATGCAACAACAAGTGAAACTGGAATATCAAAATCCTGTATCAATTGCAATGAGATCAGGAGAACTTCAATCAGTGTCTCAATTGATGCAGTTCATGGTTCCATTTGCTCAAATTGATCCAAATGTAATCCGTAGATTCAATACTGGTAAACTTGCAGAGTTGGGTGCAGAAATACTGAGGGTTCCTCCATCTGTTCTGAAAACAGAAGAAGAATTACAGATGGAAATTAGACAAGAACAACAAATGATGGCAGAACAACAGATGATGCAACAACAAATGGCAATGGCACAAACAGAAGAATCATTGTCCAAGGCAGAGCATAACAGAGCATCCGCAGAAGCCGCATTATTGAATGCAGGAGAACCTGTATAATGTTTGATAAAGAAAAGCGTAGAAAAGCCTTATATAAGGAGGTTTTTACTTCAGAAGCAGGAAAAGAAGTTTTGCATGATATTATGAGACATAATTTCGTAATGAACACAACTCAATCAAATGATGCATTGGAGACAGCATTTAACGAAGGAAGACGGGCTGTAGTATTGGCAATCATGCATAATATACAGAAATCCCCTTCCGAATTATTGGAAGATCAGGCAGAAATTTATGGAAGAATCAGCACCGACAACCGAGAGCAGTCCTTCGATCTTAACTGACGGACCTGCATCGGCCAGTGAACCAAGTTCAGGAGGATCTCTCTTAGATGGATCTCTTCCTGTACAAACATCTAACCCGTTAGCCTTTGATCCTGGCTCTTTGCCAGATGATCTCAGGGCAGAACCTTCCCTTCAGAGTTTTGACTCTGTTGATAAGTTGGCAAAGTCCTTTGTTCATGCAAGGAAGATGATCGGGGCAGATCCAGACCGAATGCTTCAACTTCCAAAAGAAGGAGATGCTGACGGATGGGATGCGGTTTATAACCGTCTGGGAAGACCAGAAGCTCCAGATGGCTATGATTTTGACTTAGGAGATGGTGAACAATCCAATGATGTCTCTGATTTTAAATCAGTAGCACATGAATTAGGACTCACCAATGACCAAGCCAAAAATATGCTTGGGATCTATAATCAGATCACCGAGAATGACCTTGCTCAAGAAGATGAGCAGTTCGAGCAGATGAATGTTGATTATCTCCAAGACATTCAAAAAGAGTGGGGAGATGATTTCAACAAGAATGCAGAACTTGCAAGAAGGGCGTTTACGAACTTTGCATCTGAAGAAGCAATGGATGTCTTGAGAGATACAGGGTTGAGTAATCATCCTGAAATCTTGAAGACTTTTGCCAGGATTGGTCAGGTCTTATCAGAAGATAATGTCCTGCCTGGAACAAGAAGTGCAATTGGAGGTATGTCACCAGTACATGCCCAGGAAACCATTGATTCTAAAATGGCTGATAAAGACTTTAGAAGTGCCTATCTTGATGGGACACATCCAAGTCATGCTCAAGCTGTTCAGGAAATGCAAAGGCTTCACAACGCACTCGCTTGATCAGATAACCCTTTTCAGGGGCCTGTAGCTACCAGTTACGTAGCGGACCTACCTTTAGTAGATAATCCGTAAAGTGTTGATTTTAATAACATTTTTTTACGGATTAATATGTCTACTCAAATAACAACAGCATTTGTTAAGCAGTACAGTGCAAATGTACAACTGCTTGTACAGCAAATGGGGTCCAGGCTTCGAGGAGCCGTGACTCTTGAAGCTGGTAAAATAGGTGAAGAAGTCTATATGGACCGTATCTCTGCTACTGATGCACAGAAAGTGACATCACGGCATGGAGACTCACCTCAAATCGATACGCCTCATGATAGGCGCAGAGTCGTACCAGTTGATTACGATTGGGGCGATCTCATTGACAATCCAGACCGCTTGCGGACTTTGATTGATCCTGCATCTGCATATTCCGTCAATGCCGCTATGGCAATGGGAAGAGCAATGGATGATGAGATTATTGCGGCTATTACAGGAGCATCCACATATGGTAAATCAGGTGGATCTAGTTATGCGACTCTTGGAGCATTCGGAAGTGCCTCCCAAGTGATTTCTCCTGAAACCAATTCGTATGCAGTTGATGGAGAGAGTACTGGTGTTGATCAACCCCTAACAGTGGGTAAGATGATTCATGCTCGTAAGATCCTTGGAGCCGCAGATGCAGATGATTATGATATCAATGGCAATTCAAATCTGTTTTTGGTGGTTAATGCACAACAGTTGGGATGGTTGCTGACATCCACGAAAGTGAATTCAGCAGACTATAACCAAGTACGTGCGTTGGTTGCTGGAGATCTGAACCAGTATATGGGATTCAACATCATCCGATCTGAAAGGCTCGGGACTGAAACTGATAACTCTATTACTTGTGACAAAGTAGTGGCGTTTCATCGAAGAGGTGTTGGATTGTGCATCTGGGAAGATATTGTCGCTCGAATTACTGAACGACCAGACAAACGGTTCAGCCAGTACATCTATTACAGGATGACTCTGGGTGCAACCCGTTTAGAGGAAGAACGAGTAATTCAAATTAATTGTAAACAAGGCGCAGTAACTGCGGCTTAACCTCTAATACGGATTGAATTATGGCGGCTACAACAAATTATGGAACAAACTTTACGCTGTTCGATCAGAACACGCCTAAAGAAATGGCAGATGTTGCCGAGCATGGAGGTCGATTACGTGTCCAGTATGATACGTATGAAACTGACGGCAACGAAGGCGCTGGATCTACAATAGCTATGGGTCGAATGCCTAAAGGTGCAAGAGTATGGCAAGTCATTCTGGTTACAGATGACATCCATGCATCTGCGACTTTGCAAGTTGGAGATTCATCTGATCCTAATAGATTCATTACTGAATCAATTTGCGGTGATGACAACAAAGTGCATTACATGCATCCAAAAGCTCATGCTTCGGATGGTAATGTGACTTTGCTCGGTGGAGCTAGTGGCACAGGTATTGACGGTTTCGGGTATGAGTATACTGCGGCAACCGATATTATCATTACTACTGCTACTGCCACATTGGCGGCAAGTAAAACAATCAATTTGTGTGTGTTCTACTCAGTTGATTGATCGTTAATAGGGGGCTTCATGCCCCCTTCATCACAAAAATGCTATGAGTGAAGTAATTCTTTATAGTGAAAGCAATGAATCAAAAAGTGTTATTCCTAAATCAAAGGAATGGCATGATTTATTGGCACAAGGATGGACTTCTTGGAAAAAGCCTAAAAAGGCTTCTAAGTCTAAGAAGAAATCCTGATGGCTTCTACAGTCGATATTTGTAATATTGCTCTCTCAAACTTGGGAGAGCGATCCATTACTGCAAGAAGTGACGAAAATCAACGTGCGAGAGCATGTGATAATCGTTTTGATGATGTCAGAGATTTAGTCCTTCGGAGTCACATATGGAATTGTGTGTTGAAGAGGGAGCAACTTACTTCTTCATCTACAGCCCCAACATGGGGTTATGATTATGCATTTCCAAAGCCTGCTGAGATGTTAAGGCTTATTACGGTGGCAGAAAATACGAGTGGTGATAATTCTTATTCTTTCAAAATAGAAGGAGAGAATATTGTTACTAATAGTCCTACTCTTTATATCCTCTATATTGAAAGAGTTACGGATACTGCCAAATATGATTCATTATTGGTACAAGCAATTGCATTGAGATTGGCAACAGAAATTGCACAGGATCTCACAGGCAAGACTGAGCTTAAGAATTCCTTAATGCATAAATACCGTGAAGTCCTTTCAGAGTCGAGAAGTGCAGATGCCGCAGAGGGAACACCTCAGAAAATAGAATCGGATTTATGGTTGCAGTCTAGATATACCAATATCGATTCTTGGAGACCGTTTAGTGCCTCAGTGGTTCAAGAAGATGCGTACTAATGGCTCGATTAGTCACCTACCAGACCTCGTTTGCTGACGGTCAGATATCATCAAAGCTGAAAGGCTTTGTTGATACTGAATCATATAAATCTTCTGTCCAGGATTTAAAAAATATGGTGGTGATGCCTCAAGGCTCCATCACCCGTAGACCTGGAACACGTTACGTTGCAGAAACATCAGGGAATTGTTCTGTAAGACTTATCCAATTTAATTTTGGACAAGATCAAGCCTATGTACTGGAGTTTGGTGAAGAAATATTTACAGGAGCCACATCTGGGGCCACAACGAACAAACTTGTTTATGCAACAGGAGGTTTTACTGTACGACAACATAGTTTGGTGGGAGCAACTGTAACCAACACAACAGACTCAACAACTGCATATGTCAAAGCTGTTGATAGTAATTCCCAGTTATCTTTGAAGGATGCATCAGGTAGTGATGTTGATATATTCACTTCAGGAGAAAATTTCAGTATTGCTCATGCATATGTAAGATTTTATAAAAGCAACGCACAATTATTATCAGGTGTAAATCCTTATGCTGTAGCCTCTCCTTATAGTTCTTCTGATCTGTCAGATCTCAGTTTCACTCAAAGTGCAGATATCCTGTTCATTGCACATCCTTCTTATCAGCCTCGTCAACTGATTCGTTCAGGAGACACAGATTGGGCATTTGATTATATCCATACAGAAGATGGTCCTTATGGACCTATCAATACTGAAGATTCGGCTCTTCTGAAAGTTGATACAACAGCAACATCTGTTGAAATAGGAGATCCACATTTAGATATAACTGATAATTTCTTCCAGTTACCAAACCACGATATGCTGGATGGAATGGTTGCACGAATGACATTAAGTGGAACTGCTCCCACATATCATGCAACAGATCCTACAGCTACTACAG